GATTTATTAGGATTTAAATATCAAACAAGATCACAACCGTTTTCAAATGCAAGTGGTGCAACACACCCTGTATTAGCCGAAGCGGTAACACAGTTTCAAGCGCATGCTTACAAAGAATTACTTCCAGCGACTGGTCCAGTGCACACTCAAATTATGGGTGTAGTAAATAAACAAAAAGAAGACCAGGCTACAAGAGTAAAAAACTTCATGAACTATCAACTCATGAATAAGATGAAAGAGTATGAACCCGAGTTCGACCAGTTACTTTTTTATCTCCCTCTCAGCGGCTCTGCCTTTAAAAAAGTTTATTACGATGAACTTTTAGACAGAGCCGTGTCTAAATTTGTACCAGCAGATGATCTGATAGTTCCATACACTGCAACTTCTTTAGAAGATGCAGATGCAATTGTGCATGTTTTAAAAATATCTGAAAACGATTTAAGAAAAAAACAAGTATCTGGTTTTTACAGAGATGTAGAAATTACACCAGGTTACTCACAAGAAACAGAAGTAGAGAAAAAAGAAAGAGAATTAGAAGGTGTTAGAAAAACTAGAGATGAACAAATGTTTACAATTCTAGAGTTTCATACAAATATAGATTTGGAGGGTTTTGAAGATAAGG